CAACCCTGACAGACAAATTTTTGTGATGCAGTTTCTCCAGGTGCTTCAAAATCAAAGCTGGCACTATCATTTGCACGGGCATCAAGGAAGGTTTCTATAACATCTGCGTCTGATTCCGATACGTTAAAAGTAAAATCATATACTTTTGGATTTTGATGTTGAGCCAACCCAAATAATATTCTGTGTTCAAAACCATCAGCAAAGGAAATAGTCCTAGTCAATGGAGCAGAGTTTTTTTGCTGTCCGTAAGTTGGTTTTATTGAAGGAAAAGTAGCCATTATGTTAATAATCCTCCTGGTCTTTTCTGTTTAATTAATTCTGATTGTATTGCAACTGATAAAGCAACACCAAGTTCTTTACCTTGTTGCTCATTTCCTTCAACAGAAGAACCAGAAGCATCAACATTTACTACAACATTAGTTGAACCACCCATATCAGAATTAGGAACTATACGACCACCTGCATTTGGTACAAACATTTCTGCACCACGTTCTCCAACAATGTAACTTTTACCTTTACTAACAGTTCCACCATTTGCTCTAAAAAAGCTTCCTCCTGGAAAAATGCTAGTTAGTAAAGAGTTAACACCAAACTGAATAAGTGACCTAGAAATTTGACTAAATACACTACGAGCAACATCTCCAAGAGTTTTAGTACCTTCTATAGCACCTTGAATAGCATTTACTAAGCCATCTTCTATTGTTTGACCAATACTTCTGTATAAATCTTTTAATTTTTGCACTTGAGCCATTTGCTCATTGGCTTGAGCAACTGCTCTTACAGCTTTTTCTATAGCATCTTCATTTTCTTCTCCATACATTGCAACCGCTTCTGCTATTTTTTGTCTTATTGCAGCTTCTTTATCTCCTAATTCAATTCGTTGCATTATCATATCTTTTTCCTTTCCTAAACCTATAATATATTGGTCAAATGCTTTACCAGTACCAGTAACTATTTCATTTGCGTTTTCAATATCTCTATTTATTGCATCAATAATTTTCTTTCCAAAAGGCAATTTCTCTATCGCCAACGTTAATTGTTTTAATACAAAACCAACAATAGAAGCAAGGCTATTAAATGCGAACAAAATTCCATTAATTAATCGTAAAATTCCAGTTAGAGCAGTAATAAATGGAGCACTAATTATTCCTAATGCTGTAGCTGCTGCTGCTCCAAATTTTTGAAACTCAGCAGTTAATAAATTAATATTATTTGCTATATCTGTGGATGTTCCTGGTACTGCACCAGTTTGCATAGCTATTTCTTTTTGTATAGCCTCTCTAGCTTCTTCTGTTTTGCCTTGTTGCTTTAATAATGTAACTGTTTTTGCTAATTCTCTGTTTACACCAATAGAAGATTCTTCTAAAGCATCTAAATTAATTTCTCTTGCAGCATTACCAATAGCAGTAATTTGTTGAAGATTACGTTCTAATAAAGTACCTAAAGCACTACCTAGTATTTGAGCACCAAAACCCATTCCTTTCGGTGCTAATGCAGAACCTAGAATACTACCACCGACTGCTCCTGCTCCTCCACCAAATAACAAAGGAAAACCTGCACCCAAGAATTGTTCCTGCCTTCTTCCTTTTCTAATTCTTCTAATATTTTCTAACCTTCTAAATGCTTCTTTTCTTTTTTTAGATTCTATGGTTTGTTGTTTTTTTGCTTCATTTGTAATTTTCTTTTCTGTAGCTAGTCTTTTTTTACTTGATTGTTCTAAATCTCTTGCGATAGTAAAAGTACCACTTGTTCCACCTGCTGCTGGTAATCTTCTGCTTGGCGGTACAAGAGTTTTACCTGCAAGGGCTTCTGTCTGTGCCTGAGTAACAAAAGCAGTAGAAGCAGTAAATGGCTTAGATGCTCTTGCTGCCTGACTTTGAATATTTGCATTTATTCCTAATTGCCTTCCTATTGCTTTACTAACTCTTAAAAATTCTTCTGAACCAACAATCGTCATCTCTTGCATACGCTTGAGCATCGACATTGCTTCATTACCAGCAAGAATTGTTCTAGGAAACTTTTCTATTTCTTTTAATCTTGCACTAACACTTCCTATTGTTTTCTTTGGATCTGCTCCACTTGCCATAGCAAAAGCAGTAGCTTCTAATCTTAATGCTTTAAAATTTCCTGCTAATAAAGTTGTTGCTGCTCTTTGTCTATCTGTTGCTTTGGCAGCATCATCAAATGCTTTCCTAACAAAGCTCATTTCTTCTTTTATCGTTGATATTTTTCTCGCAAACTGATTAGGTCTGTTAGTGTCCATAAAGGAATTAACAGCAGCTTTTCCTAAATCTATTTGTGCATTTAATCTTTTTAGTGCTGCCTGTGCTGGATCTGTCTTTATATTTATCTTTAACTTATTTATATTTCCAAAAGTGCCTTCTACCTGTTTAGCAAGTTGTTGAAGTTTTCTTACATTCTTTTCGCCACGACTCGTATTTATAACAAGATCAATCTGTTTAATCGCCATTTCGACCTAATTAGCAAAACATATATTCTATTCTACCTCGATTTGGGTATAACGCTTCTTCTTTGTGTCTTATCTTGTTCTTTTTTCTGTTCTTCGTTTCTTATGTCATAAAAAGCAGCCCAACCTATCATCTCTTCAAGAGTTAATGTTTGACATAATTCACTAACAGATTTTTTTAATTCGTTTGCTAATGAATATATAAACATCCAATCGGGATTAGCTTTTCAAATCGGCTTTTGCTTCCACTTTTTTTCTGAATCATTTCACGTTCAGCAATAGTTAATGGATGCCAATAAATAGTAAGTAAAACTTCATCGTTATCCATGATGTCATATTTATAAAGCTGGCTTACACCAAACTTATTTTTAAGAAGATCAACTGCTCTAGTCATGATATTATATAGCTATTAGAAGTATATCAGCTATTAGCAAAAAAAGCACACGATATAATTCCTAAAAAGTGTGAGCGATCTTCAATCTCTACAGGTGTCGGTCCAGAAACTTCTCCTACTCTTGGAGAACAAGAAAATGGATCTCCATAAGTTGAAGTATTAATAGTATTTAAACCATCAATAATTGATTCAGAAATTGCTGATAATCTTGCACTACCTTTATTTTTAGGAACATATACATTTGCCTGTATAGCACCAGAGTAATAATCAACAGAAGCACCTTGAGCTTGCAACGTTGATTGAGTAAAGGTAATAGATGTTGTTACATAAGTTGTAGTTTTTCCAGGAGAAGTAAAAGGTACATTGTCATACACAATCTTTACTCTAGGATCAACGTCTGCAACGGAATCAGTTATAGCTTTTTCAAAAGCTGCTCTTACATTAACTAAACTCATAATCTCCTATATTTTGAACCTAAAGCTGGAGCATTTCTGCCACCTTTTGTACCTTTGAATAATACCTGACTATCAGCTACTCTTACATCTGGTAAATTCATACTTCCACCAAATACAAAATCAACAACTTGACCTATAGTTTCAACATACGGAATAATTGTGCTATTAGGAGAACCTAATGCCTGTCTTGCATAATCAGCCCTGTTACCTATAAATATTGTTTGTCCAAATTTATATTTTTTATCGAGAGAATATCTAGGTTCAATAATTGCTGGTAAATTTCTTCCTTGGCCTTTTTCTTTTTTTCTTTCTAGCCACGGAGATCGTATCTCTTCATTAGCTAAAGGTCTATAAGTATTAGCTTGCCAACTAGAAGCAAAAAAACCAGAATATTGAGGACTTTCTGATGGCAAATCTGCAAGAATTTTTCCTATTAAATTATTAAATTGAATATTTAACTCACCTCTTGTAGAAGCAATAGCATTACTTAAAGCATTAGGATCTGATTTAGCCATTAGAACCTCACTAATAAAGTAAATAGATAAGTTTGACCACCTTGTTTAGTGTCAATATTAACTATTTGTGCAGTTCTTGTACTTCCTGCATAAGTTAATATTACTTCATCTTCAAATGTTGGTTGATTACTTCCTATTAAGTCAGGTGTTATATATATTCTTGCTTCTCTAGTTTCTTTAGCAAGATCCTCTTCTGATCTAACAAATTCAACTGGTACTTTTATATCTGAATAGGTTGTATCTATACTAACTTCTTCTCCAGTATCAATATTGTAACTAGATTCTCCTTTTTTTACATAGGTAATACTTGAATCCAAAGAAGTTCCTAATGATGCAACTACATCTTTAGCAACACTTTTTAGTAGTGAATCTAATTGACCTGCCATTATCCTCTAACTACCCTCATCTGAAAACTACCTGCTCCACCTAGCATATATGCTCCAAGGTAACTTTGTAACCACGGGTAAACATCTAAAATATTATTAACAGAACCAGTTCCCTGACTATCAGTATTATATTTAACCTGTATATCTCCTAACTTTACTTCACTAAAGTTTCCATCTTTTCCTGATACTCCTGTAATTGCATCAGTATCATTTGCCAATGCTCTAGCTAATTCATATT